CTTCAGTACCAAAGCTAAAAGCTTCTGCTATAAGTTCTAAATTGGTGTTGGTACTTGTTCCCCAAGTTCCTGACTCATCACCTGTGGTGATTTCCTTGAGTCTTAAATCATTTACATAAGTTGCCATAAATAGTTCCTATATTGTATATATCTTATATCAAAAAACCAAATTTTTATACCTTTTTAAGCTGCAACTTCTACCCAATTAGGATTTTGTGCGTCGTCTACTAATCCCCAAACGTTTAAGTTTGATACTACACCTGTAGCTGAAACACCTGTTAAAGTTACATTAGCTTCTGCATCTACCGTTGCTGTGCCTACGAAACCTGTTCCAATTAATGATCCTACAAAAATCTTATTAACTGTTTTTGTTGTTGCTGTGCCTAAAACACCTGTTGCTTCTACACCTGTTGTAATAATAACGGTAGCTTCTGCATCAACCAATACTGAAACATTGCCTAAAGTGGCGTTTACACCGTCAACAGAAACTTTTGCTTGAGCTTCAGGTGTAACTGTGCCTAGAGCAGAAGTACCTTCTTGACCAGTGGGGGATATATTCGCTTTACCAGTAACACTAGTTAAAGTGCCTAATGCTGAAGTTAAACCTAGACCAGCTGTGTCTACATTAGCATCTGCGTTGATTGTGACCGATACTGTCCCGAGTGTAGCAGTAACTCCACCAACACTCGCTACTGCTTGAGCATTAACACCAACGCCATTAACAATACCTGTTGCTTCTACGCCAGTAATTTCGATGGGTACAGCACCTTCGCCCCAACCAAGTTGACCCCAAGTGCCTCGACCCCAACCGTTTATAAAAGCCATAACTGGCTCCTATTAAGCGATTCTAATGATAGCTGTGCTTGATGCTGCTGCTGGAAAAACAATAGTAAAATCACCAGCAGTAGATGTTTTATCTCCACCGAAATCAATAGCAGCAACTGAAGGATCTCCAGCTTCTGTATCGTTATAGATTAAACAACCCCTAGCAGTAATTGTAGCTGTACCAAAAGTTAAATCAGCAAAGTCTGTAAAAGCAGTTGTACCACTAGAAGTAGGAGTAACGTTAGTTAAAGTTCCTCCACCTGCTGTGTAGTTAGCACCTGCTGCTTCATTAGTAGCTGTGTATGCTGTAGTAGCAGCACCTAAAGTTGCTGAACTTGTGTATAAAGCTAGTTTAAAGCTGTCGCCTGTTGAATTGGTAAAATCATGTGTACCTGTCAACAGCTCAGTTTTAAAGCTAGTTGTTAGTGTTGATGTAATTGCCATTTAAAGCTCCTTTAAAATTTTAGCTAAATCTTCATGTCCTTGCGATCTTAGTAAGTTTGCCATTGTGCAACGCTCACTATTGATTGCCTGCTTTATATGATAAAGTATTGTGTTGTAAATAGCTACTTTAAAAGCTTCTGCTTGTTGTCTTATATGAGGAGCAGCATTTTCACTTATACCCAATATTCTATCTGTTAACCTTTCTGCCCACCACTCAGGAGAATGACCTTTGTTAGTCTCGGTTTGTACGCTTATAGCACCTAAATTTGATTTTACTAAGTCGTCTAACATATTAATACCTTTTTGCTTCTGGAGGTGTGTCAAGGACAGTTCTTATTTCTGTGATATTTTTTAAATTTTTTTCATATTGTTTTTTGTCATACTCACTAGCTGTCATAGGTGTAAAATTATGATCTTTATCTATATCAATAACGATAGGATCATCAAGTCTATGATAACCATAGAGTTTTTCATTCAACGGTAAATCTGTATCAAGTAGACTGGACTGTGGTGCTACTCCTACACTAATACCTATATCATTACATTTAGCTATCCAATATTCACAACAAGCTCTACCTTGTTCAGCAAAGTGGACATTATTTTTGTAACTAAAGTCGACACCAAATAAATTTATTTGTCTTACACGCTGATAAAAAGCATAAGCAATAGCAAAAGCTACAGTGTTATTCAGATACGCACATTTAGCATCATTAATAACTTCGTATAGTGGATATTCTACTAATGCAGGAACTCTTTCGTCGAGTTCGCATGTAAAAATAGGGGTATCTGCTTTTGGTAACCATTTACGCATAATACCTGTTTGTGTACCTGCGTCTTCTGTATCTAAAAATCTACTTGCGGGATCTAACATAAATACTTTATCGCATTTAGTAATAGCCCCCATACAATTTATACCCCAGACTTCGTCATATTCTTTACTGTGTGCTAAAGATAAATGAAAATCTACTTGACTTCGTCCGATGGCAACTATGGCAATGTTACTGCCATTTAATTTTTCTTCTCTCACGCTTGTGGTTCTCTCCGTATCTCGTCGTACCTATATTGGTCTCTAGTTGATTTAGCCTCACCAAGATTTTTCAATCCTAATAAAGCCTCTTGAAACTTAGATTCATAAACTGGTATTGATTCATAACTTTTGAGATACGTAGATGCTTCGACTAAGCTACCGTATAACATAGCATTAGGAGCATTTTCTGACAGCCATGTAGTACCGCTGTCGCCTGCAGACGTTAATGAATTAGGTCTGTAATAATAGTGCAGCTCTGTGGAATAATCAGAGTCTGGGGATGGAGCTATAATGAATGTGTCTTCATCAAACTCCGCATAGTATTTAGGTAGTCCTGTAGTTGTAGGGTTAGGACTAAAATCCCTTATAAAAGAAACTTGTTTAAGTAGTAGATAAGAATAATTACCACTACCGTCTATAACAGCTAAACTAAACGGTGCTAAAAAATCAGTAGGAGAACCTAAATAAGGACTAGAAGTAGTCATACTTCCTACCACATTCTTTCTAAAGTCGTCTAATTGTACATTTTTAAATATACGTTCTTCTGCGGTTTCTATAAAATTGTCTAAATTGGAAACTAAACTGCTTTCAGTAGATTCCATATAGTCTTGTATAGCTGTTTTTAATGTAGCGTAAGTCCAACTCATGATGTTGTTACCGTTATTGTTCCTAATGTACTCGTAGCTGTGTCTACTAAATACATAGAACCTATTGTATCACTATTTTGTGCCCACATGATAGGGGAAGTTACTCCATTACTATCTTTAGGGTTGCCTACTATAACATAACCTTGTCCTGTGGTCGGTGCTGAAATAGTTGGTCTTGGTTGATATAAAGCTTCAGGGTCAGCTATATTATGTGGTGGGTCTAGTTGTGGATGTTTAGGTTCGTAACACTCCCCACAAACTTTAAAACCAGTCCACTCTTTTCTTAAATCTAAATAAGGATAATCAAAACCACATCGGTCGCAAATAGCTCTAGAAAATTTGCCTTGAGCATAAGCCATTAATAAAATCTCCTAGCAGGGGTCAACATCAGTGATGCCCTATTTCTATCCTCGTCTGCTGCTAATTTAAAATCTTGTTCGTATTGTTGTTTTAAAAGACCTGCTTTTTGAGGATTCTTTTTTAAAGCTATGTAATAAGCTAGTCCACTTACCATACAAGGCATAAACCTTGAAGGCACTTCTGGGTCTTCAGCAGAAGTATTTACGTCATCAATACGTTGTATTCTGTAAGAAACTAATTGATAATTATTTGTGTCTGGTGTTGGCCATAGATTAACTATGGGGGTTATTTGTCTATCTACAAAATATTGTGTAGGTCTTGCTTGAGTAGTTTTAGTAGGAATATTTAAAAATTCTTGTCTACCTATTCTGTCTATCTCAATGTCAAGCACTGGGCTTTTGCTAGTGTCTCGTATAACTGCAGACAATATATCTATATCGTAGGAGTTTAAATTATAACTAGCTGTGCCTTGAGTTAAATCTAAAGCTACTTCCTCTATAGTCCAAAGATTTACTCCTCTGTTTGCCCAATCAGCAAACATAATATTTAAAGAACGCCTAGCAGTTCTAGCATCGTACCCTGTACGTTGTTCTAGTCCTGCTAGTTCGTATGCTTCTTCTATAGTGTCTGCTATATTTAAAGCAAAAGTTTTAGTTCCTGAGTAAGCCATTAAAATTCTTTAAACACATGTATAACTATAACATAAGTGTCGCCACTAGAAGCACTTCCAGTAGTTAATTTTATGTCGCCAGTTTTACCTGTACCTGATGTATTACGCAAACCACCATATTCTGAAAAGTCTTCAGCGTCAGAAAAGTTTGCAGGTATGTCATAACAAATAGTATCAACGGTGGCGTCCCATAAAAGTTTTACGCTCATACCACTAGTTGAATAAATTATTTTTGCAAGACGACATCCTGTACAAGGTGCTCCATCACTTACTCGTGGTGCTAAAGCACTTACATCTATTTTAGTGACAGCTGACTCACCTGTGCCATCAGACGTATTGGTCAGCTGAATAACAGCTGACCTATCGCCATCTGACAGAGTTGTTGAAGTTACTGCATCTGCCATAAGTGTCTCCTAAAATTAAGAACCAGAGAATGGTGTTACTAAAGTTCCTGAACCTAAAAGAATACCTTCTACAACGTACTTAGCAGTATCAGCAGCATGTACTTTTATAATGCTTCCTGCTATACCACCTTTAGTTGTACCGTTTAAAGTGATGATATCGTTAGCAGCACCTGAAATAAAGGTTTTACCTGTTGCGTCATTTACACCAATATACACACCACCAACATATTTGTCTGTGCCGTCAGTAACAATAGTCATAGCAGTTGCTGCTGTAATAACTAAAAATGTAAAAGTAGCACCTAAGTTGTTAGCTTGGTTTGGGTCTGTAGGATCACTTGGTA